CCCTCCAGATTTTGCCATCGGAAGTTTTAACGGTTTTAAGCATTTCGAGTTTCATCTCGATTGTCCTTTCTTTGACTCCCGATTAGACATCAGGCATGAGTTCGACAACGATACACGCATTTGCCATCTCGGTTGTCGGAGATGCTGTCCTCGTCAAGGTCAACGCGACCGTGATAATATCCCCCGCAGTAAACTGATTTGCAGAGTTATCGACGACAGCTTGGGTTATACCAGTATCCCCTGTGCTGACTGTAGATTTTTGGGCGCTCGCCTCTCCAGACACATGGGCAATCACCGGGGCGGTTGTCAAACAAGTGGTCCCGTTGATATACGCGTTCGCCGCCATTGACAGCGTATTCGAATCATCTTTACCACTTGCCCCGACAGAAATCCAAACGTCTGAAATGTGTCCCGCAAACCTGGTTGCACCGATGGGATAACCTGCTTTGGAAGTCGTGATTTGGCCGGAGAAACACACCATCATGGGTGACATATTCACCGACTCGATCTGACTCGCAAAACTGGGGTTCTCAAATGGGCCAGTATAAGGTTTCATTGGCAATCACCTCCTTACTTTACAGTCAGGACGTAGATGCCATCCGATTGATAAAGCACGGGCAATCCCTTGTTCTGTACCCGGATGAAAATTCCCGACGGGTCCCACTCCTCATGGTCGTCAACGGCCATGCCGTACTTGCGATCCACCCCAAAGGGAGCGTTTGCGAATTCGGCAATTTTCTGGCCTTCAACTGTGCTGGCAAACATGCAGAACTGTGTCGTCGGAATGAACTTCTTTGTGATCGTGACAAAGTCCTCACCAGCCTTAAACGAAGCGGTGGGCGCTGTCGAAATCGTGACATAGCCGGATTCGGGAACAAGAGCAGAAACCGTCTCCTCTTCCCAAGTCCTCGCTGACGTATCGTTGAAACGCAGGGTATCCCCCACCTCGATGTCAGCCGTGTCATCCAGATAGATATTGGTGGTCGAATTACCCGTTACGGCAGCCGTCAACCAATACCTGAGTTGGAATTGCTCGTCATAAAGCACCATGTTCGGAATGTCGAGCAGGCTTCCAAGCACTCCCACGGGATTGGAGAAGAGATCCCCCTGCCCGTAGTTGTGTTTCGTCAGCAGGGTTTGAATCCCCGTGTCCATAATCATGAGCTTCAGAATCTCACTCGTGAATAGAGCGTAGTCGATTTTCGCCCCGCAAGAATTCTGAAGAGCCAACTTCGCATCCATGATGTCTTCCAGAATGTTCCTGCTGTTCCCGCTATCCCACTTGCGATCTGCCGCGAGCGTGACGATTTGAGCCGCCGGAACGTCATAGTTGACATAATGGTATGTTTCGCTCATCACTTTGTAAGTGAAGCTCCCTGCGGTCAGCATCTTGGCGAACATCCACTCTTTCCGCCTGTCACACCGTCCGCGAAGCATTTGCATGTCTCTGGCAAGCCTTCTTTGGGCAGTAAGATAGGTGTCGGTTGTTCCCTCTTTCCGCAGATTGTTGAGGAAAGCCTCATCGTAGTAGATTTTCTCTTTCCAGAACGCTGCCATGGCGCTATGCTTTGCAACCCCTACGGGCGCAGTCATAGGCGCGGGTGCGCCCGGAGCTACGAAAGGAGTCATCCCCCTGTTCCCAACTTGGCTCTCCCACTCGATGTTGTCGGAAGGCCAAGTCTCCTGGCCGAAAAGATTCATAAGAAGCAGGTTGGGAGGGGTCATAAACCTTTCAATCAATTTCTGAAGCACGGTAAGCCTCAGATCAGGAATATTGCTCAATCCTTGTGGCATGTCTTTTCACCTCCCTTCCTTAAAAGATAAAGTACTGACCGTCTTCGCGGCCAGTTGTCAGATCGGCTAGAGAATGGGCATCGTAGCCGGTAAGCATGGCCTTGTAGACCATGGCGTTTCCAATCACGAGAGCAGCATCAGCACCTTTCGCGTTCTCCCCTGTCCCGGTGTCCACGGCTCCAAAAAGGAACCCGACAGCCTTGGTGTAGGGAGAGGTTGCGACGGTCTGAATGAATATCCCGCCATTTTTTGCGATGTTAATGCCGGTAGTTACATTGTTTGTCCAAGTCAGCAACGCCATGTGAGGATAGGTCGTCACATCAATCGAAACCAGCGCCCCCAGGTCAACAGGAGAAGCATCGCTGTCCACCGCGCCACCATGATCGCCAACGGCAAACTTGTAGGCATCGGTTTTCACGATGTACGCGAGAGCATCAGCCGCACCCTCCGTCACCAACGGCGTGAAACCGGGATAGCTGACACCAGCCACCACGCCTTCCGTGACGTAAGGCACATACTGGCCGAGTCTGGAAGTTGACTCCGAAATCTTGCCCATCATCGTGCCAGCCGCGAGAACACCGTATCCCGCCGGGATATGGATGCTCTTGATGAAGGCTTGATTCGGGTTGCTGTAGAACAGACGCTTGTAATCGGTCTGTCCGCCTCTAAGAATGTAAGGGGTATCTCCAACAGGCATTTCTTTTCACCTCCTTTCGTTAGCTTTTTTTGACAGGCTGCCCGGCCATGGCGAGAAGCGAAGCAACACGGTCTTCTTCCTCTTTCTCTGCCAGCTTGGTGCCGCCTTCGGGGGCTGTTTCTTTGCTGAGTCCTCCCCCACCGATGATTTTGGTTTTCACAACGCCTTTGCCGACCCAATCGGCCACTTCAGCGTCAACCGCCTTGGAGAAGTTCTCAACATCAAGAATTTCATCCTTGACGAACCGGGTGTATCCCACTTGGGACTTTACCTTGGCATACAGGTGTTCCGGGATCTCGCTTGCTTCAAGTTTCTCGGCCCAAATCCTGTCGGCTTCGGCAACCCGATCCTTCTCCCTCCTGATTGCTTCCGACTTCTCCAGCTTCAAGACGCGCTCCTCCTGGGAGGTAATCGTCGCATCTTTCTGTTGAAGCTGAGTCCGAAGGTCAGCAACCGTCTGTTCGAGAGTGGCCTTGTCAGCTTTTACTTCCGCCAAGACCTCCTCCCGAATCGCCAGCACAAGATCAGCGTGCTTGGCTTTCAACTCGGAAAGCTCCATTTTTACTCCCTCCTCTCTGCTAGAATTGCCCTCGTTATCCGCAAGGGCCGATTCGCTTTTGGTTTGAACCTCAAGCGTTATCTCCATTTCATCGTCCTTCGAAAACGCCGCCGAGCGGGTATTGCTGTCCCACCCGAAGACGCAAACGCTGGCTTCCTTGAAAGCCGTCTTGCGCCAGATGGTCGCCGGACCTTTCATGGTAAAGCCATTCACTTCGGCAGTCTCTTTCTCTGCCAATCTCTGAATCATCAACGGTTGAGCGTACATGCTGGCTTCAAACGGGAAGCCCTCCTTGCTCAACTTCCGGAACTGCAACGATTCCGGTGTGTCCACAAACTGAACCGTATCAGGATTGATTCGAAGCTCCTTATCCACAATCGGCTTCCCGGCAAACCCAATCTTTCGGTCGCTGTCATGGCTCTCCAGGATGGGATACTTCTTCTTGCCGAAAGTCAGACCTTCCAAGTCGATGGCGAGATTCCCCCACCACCAATGGTCTTTGATGATCCCTCCGGAATAAACCACCATGTCCAGTTTCTCTTTCTCACCGTCCATGGCAAACTTGACCTGTGGATGGTCGCTGTCCATGAGGCGCAACGCTGCCTTTGGCACTTTCTGGTTTTCGGTTTTCATCTCAAATCCCTCGTCGCTGAATTTACTGTTTGCCACACGAATGGCTTTCCCTTCGCAATCTTTCCCACCGTCAGCTTGACATTGTTCCAGAACTCCATTCGCAATCGAAACCCACTTTTTCTTTTGTGCTGGAGTCAACCCTTTCTTGTGTTCATCGACATCTTTTGTCGTCCAAGGCATGATTTCCTCCAAAAAAAAGGGGAACGGCTGGTAAGATGGTAGGCTCCTACCCGCCGTTCCCTCTGAACCGCTCCTCATTTTGCCGGGGGCCAGTCCGACTCAAAGAAGCGAGTGTTTATTCGTTGTCCTTGTTCTTGCCTACTTTCGCAGGCTCTTTCTTTACACCAGCCGCCTTCTTTCTGGCTGGCTCTGTCTCCGTTGTTTCCTGCATCGACTCCTGATCGAAGGTCGGAACCAGATCGGGATACCTTTTCCCTTCAGTCGCATGTTCCAACCGCAACTTCCGATAATTCCCAAGGCCCATCTTTTCGGCGATGGTTTTGTTCGGAATACCCAAGGTGTCGTAGGTGCTTCCGTGCTTGACCCCAAGATATGCCCTTGCCCGCGTTTCTGCGTCAATCATTTCCGTAGTCGGGAAGTTGATTTCGATAAGCTGTTCCGGAGTTTTCTTCACCCTGCGGAATACCGGCTCTTGGTCCTTGAAGTCTACCGCTTGATCGACTGCGAAGGTACGGGGAAATCCCTTTATTTGGGACTTCAGGAAAAACACGGCTCTCCAAAAATCGAACCGCAAGAACCTGTCGAAGTATCCCACTTCATTTGCTATCGTGTCCGACATCGGGCCACGGGACGCTTTGACGGAAGCAAAGGTTCCTTTGGATGCTCCGGTCACAATGTCTTCCGGTTCGTTCAACCCGGCTGTGACCATGTGAAGAATGTCCGTGTCTGCATCAGAAATTCGCGGAAGCGTGGGGTTCAAGGCTTTCATCTCCATCCCAGGAGGAAGAACCATCGTCCCGCCGGGTGTTTTCTTCGCCATGATCCCCGTCTTCCGTTTGTCATCATCACTCATTGTCAACCACATCCGAAACGACTTCGGATCGGTCATTTGGACAACCCAAAGATAAGCCCCGGCAGATTTCTTGTGGTCGATTTCATACTTCTTTAAGGTTTCGTATTGATTCACCCAGGCGATAACGGTTT